ACAAATAGCGGTTGGTTATCTCGCTTTCCTGATTTAAATAAACAATTTTCTGACTATGCACGCAAGCTAGAGCAAACTGGTCGTGTTGTTAAAAAAACAGAAAAGCTAACTGAGCAACGCGCCAAGATGTTTGAGATGGGCGGTACTCAGACACAGCAAGCTGAGAGCTTCAAGAACCTGATCATGGGTACTGGCAACGTGCGTGATGTTGCCTCTGCCGCCAAAGTCTTGGGTAGAACACCTGAAGGTACTGAAGCATTCAAAGCTGGTGTGCGTGACCTGATCGGCACCTTGCCTCCGGGGGCAATCGAGAGAAGCTACCGTGATCGCATTAAGCCTTCCATGCAGGCTAGTGGCTTGTACACGCCGGATGAGATTCGGTTTGTGGACGATGCGGTGGCAGACATTGTTTCTATTCAGACAGCTATTAGCCGTGCTTCTCAAAACATTGGTCGCACACCCGGTACAGAATCCTCTGCCCAAGAGCTTACTCGCCTGATCAACGACGAGTTGGCACAAGTCAAGAAGGGTGGCGCTGTGGCTGGCTTGTACACGGCTGGACTAGCTGCGCTGGCTAACCGCTTTGGTGTGCTGCCTGAAGTGGGTGGCGCAGTAGGTGCGGCTGGTGGTTTTGGCGCTGCACTTGCGTTAGATCGTTACCGCCAGTATGTTGCCAATGTTCGCTCTGCCGTTAGCGACATCGTTACTGATCCGGTCAAGTTAAAGCAGGTGATGAAGGCTCCCAAAGAGCAGCGTCAGGGCGTGATTGCTACGCTAATCCGTCAAACCATCGGTACGCAAGTTGGCACTAGAGCGCCAGAAAGGATTGAAAATGCCCCTAATGAAAGGTAAAAGTGCTAAAACCATTAGCAAGAACATTGGCGAGATGGTTCGTGGCTTTAAGGAATCCGGCAAGATTGGTACGAGTAAGCCTTCGAGCGTGCGTAAAGCTGTCAAACAGGCTACGGCGATTGCGTACTCAAAGGCTGGTAAATCGCGCATGAAGAGAGGGAGCAAGCGATGAACTACGACAATGGTAATAGCAATGAGAAGATGAACTCTGGCGTAGAAGAGTTACGCCGGATGAAAGAATCTGCCAAGCAAATGGCAGACAAGCGAGGTGGCCCAATGCTGGTTAGCGTTCGGACTACCATGATGCGTCAGAAACGTGACAATCGGAAAATGGAGCGATGAAAAAACAAAAGGGGCTGAATCCAGAACTTGAGCAGGCTATCTATGACCTACTCAAACAAACGATGAATGATTCAACAGCATCACTTACTGATAAAACCAAAGTGCTTGATCGGGTATTGAAGCTAGAGCAGATCAAGCAAAAGATCAGTGACGATGAATGGGGCAAAGGGTTTTTTAATCCTGACGATGAAGGAGATGAGTGATGGTTGACGGGGCTGCGTTAAAGATTATTAACATTGCAATGGATGTTTTATCACACAAGGTATTGACGTTCGTTGCTCTGCTGTTTTGCTTTGTGTTGGCTTGCTGGACAATGGTGATGCCAACATGGGAAAGGATGGCGATGGCTGGTTTCTTTGCTGTCTTTATTTACTTGCCGTGCATGATCGTTGAAAGGAAATCGCATGAAACTTAACATAAACAAAACTAGCACGACGGTGATGATGTCAAACAATAGCGAGTACAAGGGCAGCGCAGGCGAAGCGTATCGCCAAGCGTCTATCTCTGACACCTATGGTCGTGGCAAACCTACTCGCACCAATCCTATGGGTTTCATGGGTATGCAGTGCTTTTCTGATTCGCCTAATCAGAAGCAGTCTCCAACCTCGAAGCCGGGTAACGCTGGCGGTAAAAGGATTATCTGATGGCTAACAACATTGCTTTTCAGCCTATGGGCAATTGCGTGGTAGCGCTTGCTGCCACTGCAAACACTGAGGGTAATGTTGTCTCGATCACTGCGGTTAGCCCGGTCAACCAATACTTTGTATTTAACCCGGACAAGAACGATCCAGTGTTCGTGGCCTATGGTCAGACTGCCAACATTACTGCAACCATTCCCACTGAGAGTGGCGCTGCTGTGGTGGCGATTGCGCCGTATGCGGAGAAGGTATTTACAGGGCCGCAGGTTGGCCCCGGCAAGACCACTTACGTTCGCATCATTGCGCCTCACAACAATGCCAAGCTGTACATTACGCCGGGTGAGGGTTTGTAATGTCGCTCGATCCGATCAGCGCCATACTCAACATTGGCAGCAAAGTCATAGACCGGGTGTGGCCTGATCCAACGCAGGCCGCTGCTGCCAAGCTAGAACTGTTTAAGTTGCAACAGTCTGGTGAGTTGCAGCAGATCATGGGGCAGTTAGAGATTAACAAAGTGGAAGCTGGCAGTGCTTCCGTTTTTGTTTCTGGCTGGCGTCCTTTCATCGGCTGGATATGTGGTGCTGCCTGCGCGTGGAACTGGATTGGTATTAGCATTGCCAAGACCATTGCGGCGTTTGCTCACTATGACATCAACCTAAGTCCTGCCGACTTGTCTGAAATGCTGCCGGTGCTGATGGGAATGCTAGGGCTAGGTGCCTTGCGCACTGTTGAGAAGATTCAGGGAGTGGCGGCTAAATGATGGACTGGTCAAAGTACCCCAGTTTTCAGGCCATTGAGTTTGACTGCAAGCATTGCGGTAAGAACGAGATGAAACCTGAGTTCATGGAAAAGCTGCAAGAGTTGCGTAATTTGTATGGCAAGCCTATGCGGATTAGCTCTGGCTACCGCTGCCCAAAGCATCCCATTGAAGCGGCTAAGAAGACCTCTGGCGCACATACCACTGGCATGGCTGCTGATATTAGCGTAGATGGTCGGGCTGCACATGAAGTCTTGACGCTGGCAATGCAGCTAGGGTTTACTGGGATTGGCGTGCAGCAAAAGGGTACTGGTCGATTCATCCATGTGGACACGGTACAAACGCCACCTAGACCAAATGTGTGGAGTTACTGATGGCTAAAAAGGGTGTCAGTCTAGCTATTGGGCGCGGTGAGAAGCTACCTGTAAGCAAGGGTGCTGGCTTGACTGCGAAGGGTAGAGCCAAGTACAACCGCGAGACTGGCAGCAATCTCAAAGCCCCTGCGCCTAATCCAAGGACGAAGAAGGATGCAGGCCGCAAGGCAAGTTTCTGTGCGCGTATGGCGGGTGTCGTGCGTAAAGCTAAAGGGCCAGCGACACGGGCAAAGGCGTCACTCAGAAGGTGGAACTGCCGATGAGTCATCAAGCGCAGTTGGATTTTGTAGCAAGTCTGCGGTTCAAGTTTCCAGATTACTTTATTTGCAAGAACGTGCTGGAGATAGGTAGCTTAAACATTAACGGTTCAATCAGACCATTCTTTGAGCAATGCACCTATGTTGGGGTTGATCTTGGCGAGGGAGCCGACGTTGATGTGGTGGCTAAAGGTGAAGACCTCACCTATGCTAATGGTACTTTTGACGTTGTGGCAAGTTGTGAGTGTTTTGAGCATAACCCTGAGTGGGTGGCAACGCTAAAAAATATGATCAGGATGGCGTCAGGTTTGGTATTCTTTAGCTGTGCTACCACTGGACGCAAGGAACATGGCACACCACGCACTAGCCCTCATGATGCGCCATTCTGCGGTGACTATTACCGCAACTTGACTGAAGAAGATGTGCGGCAGGAAATAGATTTAAGCGTATTCAAAAGATATGAATTTATAAGTAATGATACGGTTCACGACTTATACTTTTGGGGGATCAAATGAAAAAACGAGGCGATCCGGGGTTGTATGAAGCAATCCACGCAAAGCGTGCCAGAATCAAAGCGGGAAGTGGTGAGCGCATGAGAAAGCCCGGCACCAAAGGCGCACCCACCGAAGCTGCATTCCGTAAGTCTGCCAAGACTGCACGCAAGACGAAACGATAGTACCTGCTGGCCTAGCCTTTTCTCCCTAGGCTCTTACCCCGCCTCTCCTCTGGCGGGGTTTTTTTCACTCGCTCGGTAGTAAGCCACCTTCAAACAGATACGTTCCCATGTGACCTAAACGGCACCAAGGGGCAGCGTAAATCTTGCCGCCAATCTTGCGCCACTGGTGACAGAAGAAGTAATCCTCCGACAACAAGCGCTTGCTTTCAGGGTCAATCGGATCAAGGTAGAAGCCGTAGATTTCCTTGCCAGCCATGTAATTCATGTCGCTCACAAAAGTCTGCGTGTGTGGCTTTAGCTTCTCAAACACCTCGCGCTTGATTAGCATGAAGCCCGTGCCAATGGCAGATACTTCACACGGTTCATCCACTGGCACTGTTACGGATGGTTCAGCATCCAGCAGGTTGACCACGAAGCTGCCGGTAAAGTTTTTCAGGTTCTCTTGTCCTTCCAGTGCTGCCTGCCTAACGGTATGCCAATTGATTTCCTTCTTTGGATAGATTCCACCTATTACGTCCTTGTCCGCTTCCAGCATACGGACTGCATCCTCTGCCTTAAACGCAATATCTGCATCAATCCAGAATAGGTAGTCTGCGTCACTTTCCAAGAACTGATAGGCCATGTTGCAACGCGCACGGGTAACAAGTGATTCATTGAACATCAAGGATACGGATGTCTTGTAACCGTGCTGGCCTAGGGTGCCAATCAAGTTGATCAAGGACTGAGCATAAACCCCAGTGCATTGACCGCCATACATAGGTGTACAAATAAAAATATGCTTTTGCTTTTCCATGTGATCTCCGTAAAGGTGGGGCGTGCCACAGTGACGCTGCGCCCCGCAACGCTCCTAATTACCTTCAGGCGAAGGTTCATCCTGTGGCTGATGGGGGGTAAATTCGTTACCTAACAGAGTCAGCAAGTCTGGAAGTCGAAGCATGGCTAGGGATTTCCCGCCATCCTCGCGCATGATCACAAGGGGAGTTTGACCTATCTCACAAGCCTTCTCTGCTTGCTCCATAAAATCATACACTGCAATCTTGCGTCTGCGTTTGCATTCAATGAGATATTTACCAAGGATCAAGTCACCCTCATCCGACACCTGATACTGCTTCAGGTTGCGGCGAATGCGTATGCCTAGCTGATCAAATATCGCATTGGCGACTTCACGTTCATAGCTTGCGCCACGCTGCCTGTTAAGTTTGCTCATGGTAGGGGTCGGGTACTCGCTGCACTGGTTCTATCCTTGACGATTTGTTAATCATCAAACCAGCATCTGCTTTCCCCGATAAAAGTTAATAACAGTTCGTCTGACAGCTATTGCCGAAACAGCAAGTAGTACAGGTAACGCATCTGCCTTGATCGCAGTAGGTATTGTAAGTGCAGCTTGCCCAAACAAGTGGTGCTGTAACGGCTAACCAGAGCGCTATCAAATATTTCATGTGACCTCCATCAGAAAGGCAAATCAGAATCATCTTTCCGCTTGCTAGGGAAAGGGTTTACATTGCCGGGGCCGGTACTCTCAGGTGGCACCCAAGTATCTTCTTTGATTGAAATTAGCGCACCTCCTTTCGTATCCTTAGTCCATGCTGCCAGCTTGATTGTGTCACCCGGTGCGTAGTGTTCAGATACCTTCAGTTCACCACGCCAGTCAGGACTACTAGGCGACTTCTTATTACGGTTGCTTAGTAGTACCCCTGTACCCATCTTGCGTTCAATGTCTTGCCTATCCATGTTGCTTCTCCTTAACTAATGAATAACGTGCTATCTCTTTCTTCCCGACACGCACCGTTTGCGTCACGATAGTGTGTCCATCTTTCCTAAGTTCCTCAATGCGTGCCGCCAGCCGTAGCACGCCGTACATTCTTAGGCTATCAAGGGCTGTAATGCCATCACCTTGCTGCAAGTGATCTAGGATCATGGCTGATTGCCCCTTGCCGCTGACTGGCTTCAACCCTTTTTTATCTGCTGATCGCAAGCCTCCTTTGCCTCTTTAACCCCTCTAGTCCATACCTCAAACAGCACTGGCTTATCAGCTTCAATCATGCCAAGCACAAAGTCATTGGCACTTTCTAATGCTGTGATCTTTGCCAGTTTCTCAGCAGCGTTCAGCTTGGCGCTTGCCATGATGCTTGTCACCATATCCAAGTAGCCGTTGACAAACTCATCATCGTTGGCATGGTAGGCATAGGCTTCAGTCTTGCCCGGCACCATGAAAGCCACGCCTGTGGTGGGCTTGGGTGGTGGTGCAGGTACTTCGATAGGTGCAACTGCTTGCGTGACGATTAAAGGCTCTTTACGCGCTTCTGGGATGGTTTCAACTTCAGTCTCATCAAGCATTCCGAGTCCACAATGCGCAAGAACCGACCGCCGTATCGCTTTCGTAGTCGCCTTAAGGATGGCATTAGCCAATCTCTCGCCGACAAGGGTTGAGACATCCACTGCGCCTTGATTTTCTGAAACTCTACCGTCAGCGCCCGTGCATCGGACGGAGACAATGTAAATTCCATCCACACGTTCCCGATGCGTAATCTGAGTGGATAGCTTGTGGAGCGCACATAGCTGTTGAGTAGCGCTTGCGTTCGCGTAAAGGATTTGTTTTCCATTGAGGGTGAGCAAGTCAAAGGGTTTAGCGGCAGGATCAAGACCGACTTGTCGGCAGCGATACAAGTAATACTCTTTCTTCTGATCCTCGTTCAGTCCTGACAAGTCACCACGCAACACAATGGATGATTGGATAGCAGGATCAAGTGCGACGATTGCTGACTCCCCTGCCATGTTGACTACGTTACTCATGCTTTCCCCTTTCTTCCATCATGGCGTCTGCGATCTGGTAAGCCCGTCGAGCAAACTCCTCAACAGGTGCGAATGTGTCGGAAGCTAACAAGCCTTGCACAGCTTTAGCTGCAAAGTAATCGCGTAAGTCCATGCCTTCATCATGTATGCCGTTGCTGATAACTGGAAATGCTTTCATGTTGTCCTCACTTCAAAAGGAAACGGCGTGAACCGGGTTGTTCGACCACAAACTTGTCATACATCTCTGGCATGGCGTTCTTAAACAAGTCTTTGGAAAAGGATTTAGTAGGCTTGCTGGCCTTCCAAGTGGCTAGGATTCGCCCGTCATAGGTGGCTAGTTGGCTGGCTTCCATCATATACCCCTGCACTTTGGCAGCTAGGGCATCTTCTTGCGCTTCCAATGCCTTGCGCTGTTCCTTGACAACCTTCAGCATCTCGCAGATTTGCTCTAGTTCCTGATTGGCTAACAGGCTATTGCCATTGTCTTGCTTGTACACAATCTTGGCAGCATCACCCATCGTTTCAGGGTCAAAGTTTTTAGCCTTGATGCGCCCCCAAAACTGCGCCATTTCTCTGGCGTGTAAATCCCATTGCTCTTCTGAGAAATGCTGCGGGTAATGGCAGATTTCCTGACCGCCAAAGCAGACAACCAGCACCACGTTCGGGATACGGTGGACTAAGGATTCATGCAGGCATTGCACACGGTAGCCTGTGTCAATGTCGGATGTACCATCGTCGCCATACTTCTTACGCTGGTGGATACCTAGATTCTTGACCTCGTAGAGTGTCTGCCCATCCTCTGAAATGTAATCAAAGTGGCTGGCAAGAAAGCTATGTTGCGGGTGGTACAGGGAGTAGTCAGCATCTTTGAAATTGATGCGTTGTCTGCGTGCAAACTCTTTCATGATGGGTTCCTGCATTACCAAACCCATTTGCACAGCTTCGACAGCGGATAGATCGTCTAACGGTTTAACGCCAATCTTTTCGGCGTACACCTCACCGGCTCTACCTTCAACGAAACGGCGTGCATCGTTAGACCATAGTGCGTTGTTACGCACTTCGGGTGAAAAGTCACTCATGTTTAGCCCCAATTAGTTATCGTCCTGATCCCACAATAAGACTGATAGCATCAGGACAACAATTGCTATCAGACCACCGGCACCCACCAATGCAGCACCGATAAAAGTTATGATTTGAAACGTAGTCAAGCGTTCTTCTCCTTCAGCTTGGCTTCGATCTCACGCGCATATTTGATATCAGTCCATCCCGCTGTCCAATCGCGCATATGTCGCATTGCTTTGATTTCCTCATCCGTCAGCCCCTGCCATTCGCGCTGTGGTGGGGCGGTGTAGAGCAATGTTTTGTCAGGAACTTGCTTGCCAAACAACCAGCAAATATTTCCTCGCTCGTTGTAATCTACTTGTGCCACCGGCTCCTGCTCTGGCTGCGCGAGTCGAG